TATTAACGATTGAAAAACTTCTGCCCTTAGTTCAGTTGGATAGAACAACAGCCTTCTAAGCTGTAGGTCGTAGGTTCGAATCCTACAGGGCAGGCCAATTTGAGGAAAATATGGGATTTAACAAGTACAACAAAAAAACTGAAAAGAAACCACCTACTGGCGGTTTGACTGTAGAAGTTCGTGATGGAAACATCGAAGGTGCAATACGCATTATGAAGAAGAAATTGCAAAATGATAACTTCTTTGAAGAACTTAGAAGCAGGACTCACTTTGAATCCAAAAGCACTAAACGTAGAGAGTCTAGGAAGGCTGCAACGAGAAGGTCTAAACGGAACATAGAAAAGTCCAAAGAAAAACGTGATTATTAATAAGGTGATTTATGGCACGCCAGCCGAAGACAATGCAGAAAGATGTAATTAAACCTCGCAAGAAGAGGAAACCAATGACTGCCGAACAGAAACAGGCAGCAGGGGAACGTCTTGCAAAAGCAAGAGAAAAACGTCTACTGGAAAACCCACCCCAGTATAAAAGTATTCACCCAAGTGTGGTTGAGCGTGGTGAGGACGATCCACTGAATATGAAAAATATTCAAATCTGGATTAAATCCCAGAAGAATTTATTGTCTTCTGCTAAACGCAGTCTTAGAGATAAGATTAAGGGTGCAGAAGGTAAGGTTGCAAACCATGAAGCATACATTAGAAACCTTCAAAGGTTTTTGAAATATGGTGTCTATGTGGACTGTATGTACGGAGAGTTTCAAGAGAGTAGAATTAAGTATGCATGTATTGCAATGGCTTACGACTCAGAAGGAAGTCCTAAACGTACTATGGGAGTGTACTACCAAGACCTTGGTTACGAGTGGACAGGTAAATTTAGAGCTGGTGATGAGGGGTTGTGAACTTTTACGAATGGTTAGTATTATTTGTTGTTTGGACTGCACTGACGTATGTGTGGTTAATAGCTAAGGGGCCCCATGATGGCGAAGGATAATATATTACAATTTCCAAAATCTAAAAAAAATGATAATGGAGATTCTGAGATGGACCATGAACATGAGATTTTTACTGAGAACTTGGTAGAAGCTCTTGTTGGTAACATGATTCAGAATATGGAAGAGAATGGTATTGATATACACAGTCCAGACTTTTTAAGAGATGCTGCATTCTTAGTTGAACTGGTTAAGAGCATGATATACAGAGGAGGTGGGTTGCCTCATCCATTGCACAATTTTACACAGTTGTTCGTAGGAATAGTAGAAGAAGAAAGCGGTGAGTCGTATATGGATATTGATCTTGAAATGATTCAAGAAATCACTGAGGAGATGAACGACTTCGAAGACGAATAGATGCTTCGAGTTTATGTTCTTTTTCAAGAAATTAGGTAAGAATAATGTTATTAAAGTTAAATGAGTATGTTGTTAACGATATAATTGAAGACGATCCTGTCCGACCGCATATTAAAGCAACGTGGCGAACCGAACAGGGTCGCGAAGTATTTGGACTATACAAAGACGAAAGTTTTGAAACATTGCGAAGTGTTATTTGTGTAGCATATACTGATGAAATTCCTGCAAACGAAACAGACATGAATATTATCGGACAAAAAACAGCAGTATTTTATACTGTATGGAGTTACGATAAGGGTGCTGGTAGAGATATTGTATTTGCATCAGCAAATCATATTAAACATAACCGCAAAGACGTAGTGCGTTATGTAACATTAAGTCCATTAACAACTATGGCAGAACTGTTTCATACAAGGAATGGTGCTAAACTATTAGCCAAGCACGACACTTGTCAGAACTTTGAGTATAAAATATAAATCTATTGACAATAGACTTGTTATGTGTTATTATAGTGGTAACAAAATAAAGTGAGAAAATTATGATTCTAGTGGATATGAACCAAGTTACCATCAGTAACTTGATGGTACAAATAAGTCAATCTAAGACCAAATCAGTTGATGAGAACTTAGTACGCCATATGGTTTTGAATTCTTTGCGTGGGTATCGCACAAAGTTTGGAGAGGCCTTTGGTGAACTTGTTCTTACCTATGATAGTAAGAAGTATTGGAGGCGTGATTACTTTCCCAACTACAAAGCAAATCGTAAGAAGGATAGGGCCAAGTCAGACTTTGATTGGAATTCTATCTTCCAAGCCTTAAACGCAATCCGTGATGAAATCCGTGAGACTTTCCCATACAAGGTAGTCGAAGTTGAAGGTGCAGAGGCAGATGACTGTATCGCTGCAATAGTACAACACATTGCTGTAACACCAACTGAGTTTGAACATGTTCTTATTCTGTCTGGTGACAAAGACTTCATCCAGTTACAAAAACATCATTTCGTTAAACAGTATAGTCCAGTACTAAAGAAATTTATCAATGGTATTGATCCGTCTATATATATACGAGAACATGTATTAAAGGGCGATAGGAGTGATGGTGTACCAAACTTCTTATCTCCTGATAATACATTCGTAGATGAATTGCGTCAGAAACCTATGTCTAAGAAGAAAATTGCTGATTGGATTGAATCCAAGCCAGAGGATGTCTTCACTGAAGAGATGATGCGTAATTATCAACGAAACAAAATACTAATAGATTTAGAGTGTATTCCAGAAGAACTTGTAGGACGCATTATGGATGCTTACCAGATGCCACCGAAAGGTAACAGGAGTAAACTGCTAAATTACTTTATACAGAAAAGATTGAAAAATCTTATGAACGACATTGGAGACTTTTAATTATGTCAAGAACTTATACACCTTTACTTTCTGAGGTATTAAAGAAAGTGCATAACGCTAAAACTAAAGCTGAGAAGATTGCAATTCTCAAAGAACATGATTGTGAACAATTACGAATGATTATAAAATCATCTTTCGACCCTGCTATCAAATGGGTGTTTCCAGATGGAGATGTTCCATACACACCTAATGCAGCGCCTGATGGTACTGAACATACAGTATTGCGTAGGGAAGCAAGGAAACTTTATCATTTTATTGAGGGTGCTAGTAACAATGTTCCCTTGTTTAAAAAGGAAAACATGTTCATCCAGATGTTAGAAGGATTGCATAATTCAGAGGCTGAAGTGCTTGTCTCTGCTAAAGACAAATCTTTACATAAGTTATTCAAAGGACTTTCTGACAACGTAGTGAAAGAAGCCTTTGGATGGGATGATGCTTATCAAAAGTTATCAGATTATAAACATCAGGCATGGAAAGATGCCCAATGATTACATCAAATCAATTCAAAGAACTATTCCCTAATTGCAAAGACCCAGAAGGTTGGGTTGATGCAATGAATGAGGTGTTCCCTAAGTATGAAATCAATACACCAGAACGTATTGCATCTTTCATTGCTCAGTGTGGACATGAAAGTGGTGGTTGGAGAGTATTCTCTGAGAACTTAAATTATAGTGCAAAGGCACTTGATGCAATCTTTGGTAAGTACTTTAAACGTGCTGCAAGGGACTCAGAACCCTACCATCGTCAACCAGAGAAGATTGCTAACGTAGTCTATGCGAATCGTATGGATAATGGTGACACTGATAGTGGTGATGGTTGGAAGTATCGTGGTAGAGGCCCAATTCAACTGACAGGCAAAAAGAACTATAGTTCCTTTGCCGAAGATATGGATGTTGATGTTGTGGATAATCCAGACATGGTTTCAGAAGACAAAGAGGTTGCACTCATGTCAGCCATTTGGTACTGGAACAAGAATGGATTGAATCGCTATGCAGATAGTGGTGATATCAAAACCATGACTAAACGTATCAATGGTGGTTACATTGGACTAGAAGATCGCATTCATCACTGGAAAGAAGCACTGCATATGTTAGGTAGTGAGGCTGGAGAACATGATTCCTTTGCCTCTCCAAGTGATGACCCTGCACCTTCCCCAGAAGATATTGGTGTGTTGCGAAAGGGTATGAAGTCGGTTGGAGTTGCAATGATGCAAGAAGCACTAGGTATCGCATCAGATGGTAACTTTGGGCCAGGCACTGAACAGGCATTAAAACTTTGGCAAAGGTATAATGGACTTGTTGCAGA